GTTGACGATGGACAAAACTGGACAAGTTCTAACGACTTAATGGGTAATCAAGGTGAAATTAACTTCTATGGTGACGTAGATGTTCAAGGTACATTAAATGTACTATCCGCATCAACTATTAGTAGTGTAAACATATCAGGTGGTCACATTACAAACACCGCTGATATTATTCCTGACGGGAATAAGACAAGGTCATTAGGTTCACCAAC